GCTGCCATCATCGGTTGTTCCTGATATGATTATGACTGGCTTGATCACGCTTCCTGGAGAAGATGGTGCTGTAGTTGTTAGTTTTCCTGCGTTTGTATCCGATAGGTACAGAATGAAGGAACCAGTTGCTCCGCTGATGGTTGACATCAGGGAATCTGGCAACGATATCTCACCTGAATATACGATGGTGAATCCAGTGGAGTCTATGGACTCGACAACTCCAACGAAGTTTCCATTGTTTTGGCTGTTTGCCTTTGCCAAGACATAGAGATCCGTGGATGGATCCCACCGAATGACATCTCCCACAGAAAGAACCTCGCCAGTTATTCCAGGCTCGGAAATCTTGCTCTTCACAGATCTGCTATCTGCTAATGCTATTGGATCAAATGCACTTGTTCCCATCGTATTCCTCTTTTATAGTTCCGCTTCTGCTTCATAGAACATGGTAAATCCCTGAGACACACTACCCAACCTCACAACTCGGAAACCATTGGTTGTTTTAGTAGTTGCTGCTAAAGACAATAAACTATTCGATGGAAGATTTGAAGTCTTTATTCCAAGATTATAGTTTGCATTTCGCATCCTATTCTGCAAGAAGATGATTTCTGGTGTTCCCAGACCGCTGGGGCCAAAATCAAGCATTGTTGCGTCAAAAAATGGTCCGCCATCTACATGGTCTCTATATGGCATCTCTAGTGATGTGGTATTTGCATTTGTCTGATAGTACCTCTGACAGGCAGTAAACTCGGCAGATTTCTCATTGGGTTCGAACAATGAAGATACACTACCAGATTCAAGTTGAACTTGTGCAATCGATATCGAATAACTTGATGTACCAGCGATGTTTGGGTTTATCGCCTCGGTCACATCCTCACCGACAAGGTCGCTTCCTGCTCTGAGATAGAACTGAATCTCTGGTCCATCATTCCCACCTGTTCCCAGTATTCCACCAGCACAATCTGGCAGAGAGAATGTATGGCTAAATCTCGTCCAGTTTGTGGGAACATTCATCACAAAACCTGGAACCTTCTGCGAGTTTCTTTCCACACCAGTAGTGGCATAGTCTGGTGCCGTTCCACCACCGAAGTCTCGTCTAAATGAAACTCCAAGTTTTGCATTTCCTATGGATGCTTTTGCGTAGAAAGACACAGTCGCGGTTCCGCGAGGAAGATGCTCTATTCCCTCGACCCTTTGGAAAAGGTATGTGTAACTTCCAGCAGTATATCCACCAGTTCCTATTGCCATCTCAAGACCATACTTGGAATATGCAGAAGACTCGTCAAGATCTCCAAGTCCTAGCGGCAACCGATTGATCTGTATGCCTAGCCTATCGCCAGCAACTGATCCGCTGTTTACAAGTTTCCATCTATCTGCATTGTATCTGTCTGACTCCGTTGATGGATTTCTATATCCGAATGTCGAACCTCTCTGCCAGAAGTCGAAGTTTCCATTTATCAACTTGTTCTTGGCAGCAGATCCGCTTGCAGAAATGTTGGTTCCCGATCCAGATCCAGAGTTGAGTACAAGACCAACATAGTTCTGCACTATACCAGCAGTCGGAGTAACTGCAACCAACATTGGCTTTCGAACTGAACCAACGCTTATTGGTGTGCTTTCCGTCAAGGATCCCGCTTCTGTCCCAAGGAAGTAAACTGCTCCTGGATTGAATGTCTGACCCGATCCAGACAGATCGATGTATCCTGAAACTGTCATCAATGAGGCAGCGGAGTTTCCTCCGTAGTTCACCTTTGATATGATTCCAAGTGCCTCTGCTTGCTCTACGCTGTTGTTTGCAGCCTTGACATACGATCCATATGGGAAGGTTGCGGATGTGATGCCCTCTTCGAATCTAACGGCATCTCCTATGGAAAAGAAGTTTGCATCGTGCTTTATCACGACATTTGATGCATTCAACTTCGAATACAGAGAGTCTATATCGACATTCTTGTTGCCGACATAGTTCATGACCATTGCCTTGTCACCACCAAGAGCGTAGAGAATCGGCTTGCGAATAGTTCCAGTTGCAGATGGAGCAGTCTTGGTTATCTTTCCTGCCTGGCTGGTGGAAAGGAAGTAGAACTCGCCAGTTCCAAGATTGGACATGGAATCGTTGGTGTCGATGGCGTTAGCGAAGTTTCCACTCACATATCCTATTGTGCTTACATCGACTGTTTCGGCTGTTCCATTCACACCGACAACAATGCCCAAAGACTCCGCATTTGCAGCACTATCAGCCTTAGCCAATGTCAATCCACCAGTGTTGATGTTGTGCCTGACAACAACACCGAAGGTGATTCCAGCAGACGCAGCCGTGGTTATTCCCTCAAACCTCTTTATCAAGGAGGAGTTGATCATCCTTGACGAGCCATCGCTCATGAAACTGATTGCGCCATAGGTCTTGCCTGGCGAATCGAAGTATGTTTCAATGTCTATTGTGGAACCAGATCCGTGAGTAGTGACCATCAACTTGGACGCTGGTGTGTTGTCAGATCCCTCGCTCAGGACAAACTTGTTGTTTGCCGAATATAGTTTGGCATCTCCTGCGAATGCAAGGCTGTCGCTGATGCGCCATGCCGTGTATGTCTTTCCGCCGTCGAACGCCTTCCATAGGAAGTACTTGTCACCACATGCACCAGCGATCACCAATCCACCACCGCCAGCATTGGTGATGATGGCATCGGAAGTTCCACCCGTTCCGCCACTTGAATTGACTGCACCAAGGACGAGATTGTAGTCATCTATGGTGACTAGATTGGTGTTTACCGTTGTAACAGTGCCATCGAATGTGATGTTTCCGGTGAAGGTGTGGTCGCCAGGAACTACATTGTCGAAGGAAACAGTTACGATTCCATCGCTTCCCTGACTGGCACAGATGCCAGATGCTCCAGAGATCTGATACACCTTGAGCCTATTGAGTTTATCAATGATCTCATTGTTGGTAAGGGTATACCACTCGTAGAATGTATCCGACAGCGTAAGCGTGGGGATTATGTAGTTGCTGTTTGCTGGACCTGTTGGCATCTCAGTTTCTCTTTGCTAGTAGTTCGTCCAATTTCTCTTTAAGAGTATTTATCTCGTTCTTTAAAGCAGTAATCTCTCTATCGACTTTCCTTCTGAAAAGGATTTCCTTCTCCTTCTCGGGATCAGTTATGGTCAAGGTTTTCGATGACTTGTCTCTGTAATACTGCCTCATTCGACTGCCACCACCCTCAAGTTCTTGATGGTCGGCACATTGACCTTGTTCAAGGTGTACATGCAGATCTTCACAAGGAAGGTATTGAAGTCAATCGGGGCTGTTAGTGTGAACGACATCTCTCTATAGTCGTTTTCATCCACCGAGAACTGATTGGTTCCAGATATGGAACTGAATCCACTTGATGGCTCTTCGCTCATTTCGCGATATGGTTGTTCGTCTGGACTTCTTGCAAACAAGGTGGTGTTGTATGTCTTGCCATAGACATTGACGAACGCCCCATTTGGAAGGTTTGCATCGAAATAGACCTTGAGTTCCTTGGCAGTTAGACCATTTGAAATGGTCGCGGATCTCGTTATGTACCTTGAGTTGTCATCATCATTTATTCCTACGAGTGGTAGATCTTCAAGCGGATTGCTGATGTATTGTGGCACGAATCCTCTTGGACTATAAACCCACTTCTTTCTTCCTCTTCTATTGAGTCCAGCACCGACGATTCCATCTGAATTGTTTGGGATTGGTCTATCTCCAAGTTTTTGTATCTGTGATGCAAGTTGCTTGTATCTCTGAGTCCCAAAGTATCCAACTCCAAGCCTCCTGCGCCTTCTCCTCTTGGGTCTGAATGCATATGGAGTCGCTTCCGTGATTATCTCTGGTTGATCCCGGATGATATATGATACGGCAATTACATTTGTCTTGTCCATATCGATCATGAATGTATTAATGCCATCGCTTGTGTTAGTGGCGGTGAGATTCAACTCCACCGTCGATGCATCATTTATCTCATCCAATATGTTATTGAGTTTTACGCTTCTGCTGTTTGAGAAGAAATATGTCCTGCCGTTTGCCTCAAGAGAGCCAACCATGCTGACATTATCTGGTGTGAATACAAACAGATTTGGCTGAAGCAACCCAATATTCTTGATGTCATCAGCAGAATAGTCGTCATTTTCATAAACCGTCTTTATAGCAAATGTCCGAATACCATTTGAGTTTGTGTTGAACTGGCATCTGTGCAACTTGAACATTAGATCTGTGTTGTTCTCACCAACTGTTTGCGAATTGTTCTGTGACTTGAACAGAGATCCACCAGAGAATGTGGATGATATCCTCTCATCAGTGAGAAGATCCTTTTCTCCAATCTTGGCTGCGAACAAGGAATAGAGTCTGCTGTTCGTGTGTATGGTGATTGCATACTCGCCTGGTTCAAGGAACACTGGTGTGGAGAACTTGAATGTTGTTGCCACAGGAGTCGATGAATCGACATTGAGTTCGCTTGGATTCTTGACCACCGTGCTGAACGGCAACACTACTGATGTGTGGGGAATGCCGCCCACGACTGGGCAAATGCGGATTGTGATCGGAAGTTCATCATCTGCCGAGGCAATGAATAGATCCACGCTTTCTGCATAGAGACCATTTGGATAGACTTCATTCTTGATCTCAAATGTCTGAGACATTGGATCTATCCAATTATTGTACTTGATGGTGTTGATGTTTTTGCTCTTGTACAGAGGAGTTGACACTACCTTGTTGCTGTTTGGGGTCTGCTTTCGTATCTCAGGTGTACGAACAGATTGAATGTCGTATGCATTCTGTCCCTTGATACCATTGCAGAAGAATATGGTTTCAGCAACAGTCGTGGCATTCTGCACATTGTTGTTTGGATCATCCGTGACTCGTATCAACCTCTCGCCAACTTCAAAAAGCCCGCGTGGTATTGGGAGAACAACATTTCGCAGAGATCCATCGGCAGGATCTGTCAGGAACGGAGTACCAAATGCAGTTCCTCTTGCGACAAGATCAAGAGTCGCCCCGCTATCGTCGTATTGATAGCAAATGTCGCTCATGTCTGTATTGTCAACAAAGACATAGACTGGAGTGCCAGGCTTCATGTTGTATGCATTGAACACCAATATGTTGTCTCGCATGTAAGGAATGACGCTGCTGTTCAACACGGTGTCTGTGGAGACATTCGTATAGTAGTCTTTCTTTCTGAAATCAACCTGATACACATTCTTGTTCGAATCGATGGTCTCGGTCTTTCGAAGAATGCCTTCCTTGTTGAAGAACTTCTTATCCAGTGATCCTGCAACAGCCTTTTCGCGACTTCTTGCAAAGAACTCTGCATTCTTCTTGCTTTCTGCTTCCGTCAATTCTATTGATAGACCAGACCAGATGCTTTCCCAATCATTCCACTGCGTTCCGTGTCCATTCAAACCATCGTTATTTCCAGCAGCCCAAGCATCATTGACGCCATCTTCGTTGTACTTGACCAATGGGCGGAAATCCCTGTCAAACCAGAAATCGCCATGCGGCGAAACGGTCATGTCGCCAACCCAATTCGGAAAACCGAATGGATTCACTTCAGTTACGAAACTTGCCTTGTCTTGCTGTACTACTGGAGTTGCGTAGCGTGTAAATGACTCGCAGAGTATATTGTCTGTCGTCAGTGTTATTCCAGCATCTAAATCGGTATACTCCATGCTGAATGCATGAGAGTCAAAGCCTGGTTTTAGTTCTCCCTTTTCGATATCCACCGAACAACGGTAATCTGGATTCAAAACATCTCCAATGGAATGTCCGTCAAATGAATCCACAAGAACCGCCCTGATGATGGCATCTTGACCATCGGATGTCTTTATGTCTCTGTATAGAGCATTTGATTCGATGTCGCTTACGACAACATGCTGCTCAAGATTGTCAACCCTTTTTGAGACATCAATGATGTCCTTCATTGTAAGTCGGCTGTTTGCAATGATGTTTGTCTTCACATCGTCTGGATTGTAAGTATATGCAGGAATGCTGAGAATCGAAATAGTCATCGACTCGTTTAGATCCTCTGGTATCTGCGGAGAATCACTGGCGATTCCAGGAATGCGCCTGATCGTGGTGTTCTCTTCATCCGCAGAGATGTTCTTGGAAACCACTATCTTGTCGATTCTTGGCAAGTATGCCGTGTAATCGCTCTTGATGGAGTAGTTGTCTGGAATGAATCCACCTTCGTATGCAAGAACGGGGATATTGTTCGATCCTGCTGATGCATCAGCGGAAAAACTTCCCGTCACCCCGCGTTGTCTGTATCCGATTATTGTTTCAACTGGACGGAAATCGATTGCGTTGACTAGATTTATAGACTCACCAGTTTTTGGATCGCTGAACACAGGGATGTTTTCGTATGATACACCAGAATTGGCATAGGATTCCTTCACGAATGGACCATATCCGCTGTGTGTAAAATATGAATATTCAACGCGGAAGTTGTATGTTGGTTCTTCTAATGGAGTAGAACTTGTGAAGTCTCCGATATACTTAGACTTCACATATAGCCTACCCAATCCGTAGACGCTGTCTCGTTGACCAGAATCAAATTCGAACTTATAGGAGATGTCATTTCCGCTATTACCATCTGTTAGGTCAATGACCCTGTCGATTTTGAAGACATCTGCCTTGTCGAGAAGGAAATACAAAGAGAATATTCCAACATTGTTGGCATATGATTGTGATTCGTTTATTACCCGCTTACTCGTCTGCAATCCAGAGGAAATAGTCTCCGTAGCACCCGTCTGAAGAGTCTTGATTCGTATCTTGTTATATGAAGTGCTGCTTGGAACTTGATTTTTGGCACGAACCCGTCCAACAAGAACCCATTGACCAGGAAATAGTGGTTTGGTGAACTGAATGGCGTTGCCGTTCACCGTTATCTTTGCCGTTGGGAATTCGACAATGAAATTGTTGTTTGGGCCAGCATTTACAGAGACATTTGGAACTCCTGGTTCAACTATTCTCAGTATTTCACCTTGATGGGGATAAGAAGCATTTCCCTGTGATGCAGATGCATTCGATGAGCCTTGCCACATGAGATAGTACCCGTCGCCCTTGGTCAGTACTATCTCATTGTTTGCTTCTGGCACATTGCCATATTGATTACACCAACTATATGAACTATCATTAAGATCAACTACGATTGCTGGTTGCTCATTCACACCATCGATTACAGAAAATGACCGATAGACGGTGTGTGTATATGATATCTTGTCGTTGTCTTTGATCAGAGTGGTCGGAACATCTCCGTTCAACGGAAACAACAACTTTTGATTTGCAAAATTATTGAACTTCGGCAATAGGCTGTTGCTCTCTGGGACAACATCCCGCAGAGTGTCCAAATCAAACAATACTCTGCTTGATTCGCCAGTTTTTTGATTTATACTGTACAGATTTAGTTTTGCATTTGGTGCAGATGTTGTTGGCTCTCTTAAAACACTGATGTTTGAAAGGTACGCCTTCATCTCCAGACCATAAGCAGCACCATTTTGTCCTATGGGAAACAGACTATGATTTCCTTGATTTCCTGAGGAGCCAAGTTCCAATTTGTGCATTAAAGCCGTGAATACCGCACCAGAAAATCCATTTGAAATATAATGTGTCGTTGTCAGTGGTGCGCCAGTTGTTCCGTATACAAGGATTGGTCTATTTCCTGGATTTCCTTGCTCATCGATTCCATAGAATAAAAACGATAGATCTGTATGATACTGCGCTCGTCCAGGATTATCCGCGTAACCAAATCCAAGTTGTGTCTTGTACTTTCCAACGACATAGTTGTCGAATCGATTTTGTGCTTCAATCTCTTCGAATTCCCCAACTTCCCTGGCTTTTGGAATCTCAACCTGATCCTTGAACGCAGACTCGTACTCATGTCCATAGACATAAGCCTTTCCAGTTCCGATCTCGGCATACAGAGTGGTGGCGTCCTTCTCCTTCATGGTGATGGAGAATGGCTTGACAATGTAATTTCCAGTTTGCTCGTAGTTCTTCTGAGCAAACATCTTGACAAGTTCTGGATACTGAGAATTGTCGAACTTCTTCACAACTTCGCCAGCATCGTATCTGACTAGTTCGAAGAAATTGGTTTGATCGGAAACGCCAGTGAATATGAGTTCAAGATCTATTCTATAACGATGTGATCCAGGAGCATTGTAGTTGTAACTTCCGTTGGCTGGATCCCGCAGCGTAAAGTCATCGCGCTCGGAGACTATCGTTGACTTGACATTCAGTCCCATCGAACCAGTTGGATTGGCAAACTGCCGTATCTCATCCGTTATCGCGTATGCTGGCTGAAGTTGGTTGTTTGTCTTTACAAAGAATCCATTGATGTAGAAGATACCCTCGGCAACTGCAACTGTTCGGCAATCACCCTTGAAAGGAACCGTCGATGAATCTGTGGCTATTGCAGCGTATAGAAGATTTGGAGTATCGAACTCCACGGTTGCACCAGCGGTAAACTCGTTGCCAGACATGTAACTGACGATAGCCACAGCATAGTCATCGGCAGCACTGTAGGAAGGAAGAAGGCTTATCACCTTCGCCTTAGCAATTATGTTGTCATCGACATCCCTTTGAATGATGTTGTAACCGACAACTTCATCCGATGTCAGCGTCTTTGCCACCGGAGTTGTGGCAGTTTGCAGGGATTGTGGTCTGAGGCGAACGAAATTGAGGGTCTGTGTGGTGATCTGTCCACCGATTACGACGCTTCCGTCCTTGAAGATGTGATCACCAAATATCCCGATTTGATTTTGGAGCAGTGTCTGTAGTTGCGTCAGTTCTCTTGACTGAACAGCATACCCTGGGCGGAACAACATCCGTAGAAATCTCTTATCCTCATTGAAATCATCATAGTACGGAGTTACATTGAAAAGTTCTAAATCGTGAGAAGGCATCTACTTTGCTCCTAGAAACCGATAACAATCTTGAATTGTTCCAGTTGCTCCAAATTTCTTTCAATCGGGCGTACATTTTCTATGTATAACAAATCTCCCGATCCTATCGTCAGTTCTGGTGGCTGTATGCTGGTCACAGTCGTTGTTGTCAGAGTGGTTTCGGCTGTTGAACCATAGGGGGTGAACTTCAGCCGATCAGTTGTGTTGAATGTTCCCTTGACATTGGAAAGAGTCGCAATGCCAGTGAACCCCAAGCCACCATTCACCTTGAAGTCGATGATGTCCGCAGTGACTTTCTTCAAGGTGATCGAATCGGTCTGCGACAAGGTTCCGTCAAACGCCGAAGAACTTGCAATAGATCCATCTGTCAGTGGATTGGTATCGGAAATGGTAAGTTTTGTTGTGAGGTCATATTCACCGAAATCAACAGTCTGCTTTGGAGAGAATGCTGTTGAGGCGATTCGCCCGAATATTTCGTCCCCACCAAAGGTGAGAACTTCGCTTCCACCAGTTGATCCAAATTCAATCTGACTTATGTACTCACCGAACTCCTCGTCAACCTCCACGATGTCCGCTCCACTGAGGGTATAGCCACCAGAGAAGGTCATGGTCTTTCCACTGGCAAAAGATCCCAAAGTCGTGTCTATCAATATGCTCTTGTCGTAATAGTCATATGATGTTATGGTTCCCGATGCGGAAAGAGTCACGCCTATGGTTCCGACATATTGATTGACTGTATCCCCTGTGGCAAAGGCAGCAGAGAACCCACTTGCGTAGTAGACCCTGACGCTATCCGATGCATCCTCGGACAACCTGAAGTCACCGACTATATTGGTCACGAACAACTTGTGGAACTTTGAACCTGGAGTCGTTTGCCAATCAACAACCTTTGCCGTTGCCTTTGTTTCCTTGCCAACTATGTAATTTCCCGCAATGAACGACTCGGCTGTGTATGGATCCTTTCCTGGCTGCTTCTTTATTAGCATTTCCGAAATGTTCGCCCCATCGTAGCCAGCAAGAGTTGAGCCACCGTAAAGGAATGGATTCTTGATGAGTCCAAACTGACGATACTCGTTGCGAGTAGTTATCTTGTCGTTCTGCGTTCCCTCTATCTCGACCACGATCATTATGTTGGATGCGCCAAGTTCCTTGACAGCGTTGTATCCATGACCCTTCGGGGTGGAGAGGCTTGTTGATATAGAGTTGTTCAGAAGCGTGATCTGCGCTCCAATATCGACGCTTCCGCTTTCAGTTGTCACCCTTGGCTTTGCGTATGTGTAGTTCTTTCCTCCATTGACAATCGACAGGGCAGATATCTTCTTCTCGAAAGTGGTGGTTGGAATGACGATTGCCTCCGAACCGTCTCCATCTACAACCACATTGGGAACAATCTTGAATATGCTGCTTTCCGTGAGTTCACGGTCAATTGCAGGATACACATTCGCATAGTAGTAACTTATTCCAGAACCACCCTTGACGAAATCAAGTATCCTGAAGTATTGCCCGACACCTGGTCCTTCGCTGACATAGATCGCGTAGTTGTTCCAATAGTCGTTGGATGGATCGGCATCCTCGCCAACTGGAGAGAATGAGATGTATGTAGAACCAGCGGCATTTACTGTGATCCCAAGTTCCGATGAGATAGTCGGCTTGTAAATATTGCTTATTGCCCTGTTGTTTGCAAATATCTTGGAGAAGGTTGGACTTAGTGTCGCGTTGATGGAAACGGTATCTATGGTTCCAGCCTTGGTGGTATTCTGAACCTCCCTCTGCTCGGGATACTCGCCAAGTGATACGAATATGGGAATGTACTCAAGGGTGATATATTCTATGTCGTTCTCAGGAACCGTGTAGATGTACTTCCAACGATATCCATCGGACAAACTTATGATGTCCGTGGATCGACCCGTTGGCATTATGGTCGAGAGTCCATTCGCACCCATGCACTTGTAGACATTGTATTCCGTGGTAACGACATAGAAATCCTCTCCAGACATGTCGGTGGTCTCGGAATACGCAGTGTATGCGGTTCCATATGTCCAATCTATCTTTGGGACGATGAACCGTATATGCTCTGATCGTATCCTCTTTGCAAGCAGCATGTTGCGGTAGCAGTCGTATTGATTTCTTGACGACTCGCCCACGGAGGGTGGATTGGTGTCGCTCTCCACAGTAGCAGTTGCTGCGTCATCGCTATATGGAGTCGATCTTCCGACAAACAGATAGTAGTAGTTGCTGTTGGATATCTCGGACTTTATGTTGTCTACGAGATCTGTCTTCAGGAGGTTTTTTAGAGCGTTGTTTGCCATTTTAGAAGTTCGGTGATGCTAGTGATGTTGATTCAATCAGACCATACTCGTTGTTTGCGCCTGTTGTTCCAGCGTATGGAGTTCCAGCAGGATTTGAATGGAAATGATATCCTATTGGCATCTTGAAGAATCTTCCGATGTTGGCATCTCCAAAAGAAGCACCTTGACCAGTTCCACCGCTCCATATGCTTGAATATCCCACGGTTCCCCTGACATTCGGGTGATGATACACTTCCCAATATGAATAACTAAATCCCTGTGCTTCTATGTATCCCTCAAATCCAAGGCTGCTGCCAAGCGGTGCGCCCTGCGCGTTGTGGGTGTATCCGCCAGTTTCTGGAACTATTCCAAGTCCGAAGCGTATCATTTGAAGTGAGGCGGTGTTTCCACTTCCCCCGACAAGCGATACAGTGCTTCCCTCCACAAATCCACCACCAGTGACGGATGTTGGATCCAATAGATTGAAGTCTATGCTTTTGAGGTAGAAAGCAGCCTGTGTGGCTCCCATGTAGGCAAACTCAAATAGATTGGCGACAATCGCATTTCCGCTGGAACCAATCGCGGCTATGCTTGCCCATGTCATGCCAGGAGAGAATGTGAATCCAATAGGAGTGAGTATCAGTTTACCACCACTAGACCCGTAGTTCTGATACGAACTGAATGTGTTTCCCCTTGGATTGAATCCATTTGGATACACATAGTACAGATCCGCTGTAGTACCCATCCTATATGGGGTGTAGTGTCCGATGTACGGAATCTCGTATCGCTGAAACTCGGAATGGAATGGAAGGGAGTCTATTATGTTCCGCTTGATCAAGACCTCACCGAACATCTTGAATCCCGCTGGGTGTATCAGTTTCTTGTAGGTCTCCGCATATTCCTTGAAGGCGACCTCGCACCTGAGGACATATGAGAAGTCCTGATAGTATGTCCCGTCGAATATCCTCTTGTTGGAACTCAACCTTCCATCATTGCCAGAATAGAATCCTGGATAGCGACTGACTCCACCGACAATCACCCTTGTGCTTAGGTTTCCATCGCCGCTGTTTGTCGAGGCAGTGACATTTACCTTGTTCTGCTCGTAGCCTATTCCAGAGTCTATGACCTTTATTGCCGTTATCTGTCCGCGTTCGTTTATGGTTTCAATGGCGACGGACAGACCGATTCCATTCCCCGTATTGGTGACTACAAGTGAATCGGTGGCTGAATAGTTGCGACCACTTGACAATATGTCCACCTGTGTCACGACTGGATATATCGTCTCGCTGAATCCAAGGGTTGTGGACTTCACTTCCCTGTTTGGGAGGAAATCACCGATGAGATCCCTGAGATATATCTCGGTTATGTCGTAGTAGTTCTTCCTATATTGAACGACTTGCTTAACCACGGCGGATCCTATCACTTCTCCGCTGATGGGATCAAGTTGATAAACCTGACTTCCCTCAATCGCATAGTTTCCTGTGCCGCCATTGCTTGTGGTCTTTATCGATACAGGCTCCGTCCACTTGCCATCGGATGTTCGCAGTATGTCCTTCGATGGATAGTAGACTTCCGCGACGGCGTTGTATATGAGTCTGAACAGGAACTTGTATGCCTTCTCAGTTCCCTTCGACCTGTAGAACTCGCGAATGTTCTTTATGAAGTTCGCTTCGCTGACGATGTTCCCATTCGAATCGCGCGCGAGTTGGTATGGAAAGTTCTTGAGATATGTCTCCCTGAAATCCAGAAAGAATATTCCAAGGGAACGATCAACATCCGTCAGTTCGGTGAAACTATCGATTATTCCAAATGGGTTCTCGACTCGTTCCATCCATTCGTAGTACGCTTCGACAAATGCACGGAATGTGGTATGATCCCTGTTTATGAAATCTGGCACCTGATCGACTATCAGGTTGCTTGGCCCAAACCTCTTTAGTATCCTTGGTGATTCCTCCGACAACGCGAGCGTTGCGGGTGGAGTGGCTGCTGTGCCATTGAATAGAAGAGGTACGGTATTCATCAGTAGTTTCCAACGGCAGTGTCAATGAAGTTCACCCGTATTGGGTTCGCTGCATTTGGATCCAGTGTGAGAACCTGATTTCTCTTTGGGATTATGTCGAACCTCTGATCTGGCGTGACCTCAAACACGATGTATGCAAGTTCTCCTGTTCCAACGGGATTGAATCCAACCATCGAAACCTTTCCAGTAGCATAGTCGATTGTTCCCAACTTGTCCTTGACAATGACCTTCTTCAATCCATTGTATGTGTACATCGTGAGTCTGCCTCGCCCATTGTCCTCTATGAAGCAGTTCTTGATGTTTCCCTTGATGTCCTTGTGCTTGAACACGGATGTCTTGACGATGCTCAGGTCATAGCCATCATATGGGTGGTTGATCGGGATCCCGAAGTCAAGTGTGTAGTTTCCTGCGGATGAAAGGGTTGGGATTATCTTCTTGTAAATCGTAGTGTCTATTCTATTGCTAACCACGCTGTTGCTCGACAAGTCAATCAATCTAGACAACGAAGAGTATCTGAATGGCCCATTGAACTTTCCAAGATACAGATTGAAGTAGTTTCTGATGGCAAGTGACACCATCTGACGCATATCTGGCTCGGATACGAATGCCCTGCCCGAATCATATGTTACCCGACAATTCACATTTATGAATGTATAGTCTGGGTCTACCAACTCTGGAGTGACGGAAACTATCTTCTTCTTGTCGAGTATGTCCCGCTTGACCGCTTCCTTTTGCTTGTCACTCAACAATGCCGTGTTCTTTGGCAGTATGGAGACGAACACCTTGCCGTGCATCGGTGGATCGTTCTCCTCTCCTCCCCAAACTCGCACAGCATCCGCTGCGGAATACTCGCTGAGGATTATTGATTCGAAGTCGTTGACCGTCACAGCCCTATCCTGAGCCTGATAGAACTTGGGGGCTGTGTATCTTACCTTCTCGCTTGAATCCCTGTCTCCACCGCCATATGAAGGCGTTGTGGTTGTCACTACAGAATTGAAATCGTCGCCACCGATTCCGCCAAATTCAAACGAGCGAAGATCCGCTGTGTCTCGCTTGCCGATGTCGTTTCCAAGCAGACCGTCTGTCTCAAAGTAGACTATCGTTATGAAACTCCCCTCGTCTGGCTTGGCTCCAAAGATGCCATCTCCAAAACTAACTTCATAGTTTCCGCGATAGTTCTCGTTGATGAAATAGACCTTGCTGGTTGCAGTCAGATCTATGAACTTGCTGTTTTCCTTCCACGAAATGTCCGCATTGGTAAGATCCGATGGGGATGCCATCACATAGATCTTTGTGAGTGAACGATCTATCTTGTCCGAAAGGATCTCAAACTTCGTGGAGTTGCTATCGGTGCTGTAGATGAATGAAGCGGATTTGTAGATACCTTGCCTTATCTCTACATCGGTCGCCGTGTATGGAACACTGCTCTTGTCTATGCTGAATGCCTCGGTTGTCGTGAAGGTAAAGTCCGTGCCATCCTTCGTGGCATAGAACTTGGTGCCTTGTGGAACCGTGGATGGAACACCCGCCGTGGTTCCAAACTGAACATCCACGATTGCAGTCGAAGAAACCCTAGACTTGGGGACATAGCCAAGATTCTTGGCGAGGGAAACAATAGATCTCCTCAGCACAGCAGAATCGATGAACGATTCGGACGCAAGCATGTTCGTATACAATGCCATGTAATGGGTGTTGTATGCAAGTAGGTCGAGAAGCACATTGATTCCCGATCCCTCGTAGTCAAAATCGCTGAACTCCTCCGTATCAGACAGATATGTCTTGAGGTTGTTCTTTATGGAGTCGAAATCCAGATTGGTTACTGGAGTTGTCAGTGCGCGATTAGGCATTTATCTCAGCCTTTCTATGGTTAGGAACATCCTTGATGATTGCCTCGTATTCATAAGCATGAACGATATGCTTACCTCAAACATGTTCTTCACATCGTTGAATACGACAATGACATCGTTTATCTTGGCTCTTGGCTCGTATCTGTTGAGAAGATCGATGATGTTGGATCGCAACATCACCGCTGTGATGGGAGTTGCTGGCTCAAACAGGAGCCTTGTCAGTCGCGAGTCTATCTCTGGCTTGAACGGCTTGTCGTACTTGTTCATGAGGACAAGGTTTCTTATGGATCGCTTAACCGCCTCCTCGTCCTTTTTCTGTGGGACATCACCCGTCATCGGATGCGGGGAAAAGTCAAGATCAAGATCCTTGAACAGGTTTTTTCGTATCTTGTTCATCTATAGTCTTTTCCCGAATTGAGCAGGAACGATATTTGATCCCTGGAGTATTCAAACTCAGATTTGACGCTTGGTTCATCCAAATGGTCAAGAATATTGAGTTCACACCACTCAATTGTTATGTATCCATAAACTACCAAACTGTCGCTGCAAAAGAGCGGCAGTATGCTAAAAGCCATGATGTCGTGCAGTTCGCAGAACTTCTTCGTATTGGACTCAAAGAGAGAGTCGGTCATTCGTATCGATGGATTGTTGTCCCTGAGGTGTTGAATGATCTCTACAAATCTACTGACAAGCACATCCTGTCGAAACTGCATTGTCGATGGTGTCTTCGGTTCGCATGACTGATGCGATATGCTCATCTTTCGCATTGACGATCCGTCTGCGAACTTTCCCCCATTGTGAAACTGAGTCAAGGAAACCCTAGATGCTTTGGTCTTCATTCGAAGTTCGCTAACCATGTCAGATATCCGCATGTTGACATGGTTGAAGGTTTCTTCCTTCCTAAGTGCTGTCTTTTTCTTAAAGTATCTAAACAGGGGCTTCGCTGCTACAAGTAGCCCGATACCAGCGGTCAGAATGCCCAAAACACCAGCAAGCACCTCACCCCATCCTTGTAATGTCTCTGTATCCATGAGTTCTCCAAAGTAGGGAAATATTTATCATATACCAAAATGATGAATATGTTCCACTTTGGATATTCAATGTGCCAAAGCACTATCCACCAGAGCCAGGAAGACCAGGAATACCAGGTTCGGGTTGGGGTCTATTATTCACCGTGGTGGGAGTTAGTTCTGTCAATGGTTCTCTATCGTACTCAGCACTTGCCACCAGTCCAGCAAAATCCACCGCGTCGTTTTTCACATTGATTCCATTTTCAAGCGCAATAGCAGAAAGTGCATCTCTTCCCTGAACAGTGCTTATGAGATTCATAA